ATGGGTTCGTTTTCGACGGTCGTGCCGCTAATCGTTATGCTTCTAGGAGGAGTTAATACTGCACCCATAATAATACCTTTCTGTTAAACAAATTCAGTATACGCAAGCCGGGCGGCAGTTGATGTATAGGCTGCACTAATAGTGACCTTACCAATATATCCCTCAACACTTACCGTCGCACCCAAACCATCTTTATCTGATCCTCCACCGGGTAAAATATACTGCCAAGAAGAAGCAGTAGCAGCATCGCCCAATTTAAGATAAATCTTTACTGTTCCAGTATTGGAAACAGTAAACGATTTCCGATAATTATTTATTGCCATTATCTGCAAAGATGATGTCGATGAAACTGACACATCCCCGTCACTTGTGTTTGTGGAATTGACAGTTGTTCCACCCGCTACTGTTCTTACTTTCATAATTTAATATCCTATAAAATTTAATCTGCTGATTTGCCCTTGCTGCCTATACACTTTATCACACTCCATTACAAGCATTCCTTCTGAATTACGATCCTCCGTGGCGGCAATATCCGGTTGACCGTTTGCTCTCAAATAATCCGCATAAATTCCACGGATTAGATAATTTTCAAAAATTTTCGGTATTAAAACTTTAGTCCAGTTAGAATCTGGATAATCGGCCCCCGGGACAATATCTGTTTCTGTTCCTCCCGTGTTATTTTTTCGAATGTAGAAATGACCTGTGGTTGAGTAGTAAATTTGAGTGGTATCTGGATAGGCAGTAGTTGAAACATAAACATCACCATCCAAATCGGGTCTAGAAATTCTGTATTCTACAAAAAGCGGCGTTGTAGCCTTGAACACATTAATTGTTTTACCAGAATTATCGCTGCTATCAGTAGTATCATCCCGTAATATGTAACCAACAGTAGAAAGAACAGTAGTTTTTGCAGGGTCTTTATCATAAACTGCAAGAATCTCTCCAGCATCCGAAGGATACGCCATACTACTTACGTCAGAAGTCGTTGTTACAACCGTAGAAACTGTCTTGATTAAATCCGGCCAATATTCTGTTTCCCAAGCGATAGCCAAACGAGTGTTTGCTAAGTCTCTAATCTGTTTAAAAAAATGGTTAGGTAAATTGTCCCTATCCAATCCAGCTAATTGGGAAACTCCATGAATAACATTGCTGAATTTAAGCGTTTGCATCGACTTCTACCCGTTCGTTTGACCCATACACTTTGCGAAAAGTAACACGACCAACTGGAGTATCGTAGTATCCATGTGGTTTTTTTCCTCCATAACCAACTTGTATTTTCTTGCTACCCCCACTTTTAACTCTGCTCTCTGGATTGTCACGTAAATATTCCTTCATAAACTTACGATCATTCCAGCAACTATATCCAAGGCGTTTGCCCCAGTAATGATAGGAGGTTGATTCTATTCTTGCCCGATGTTGGCCAAATTTAGTAGTGTGAGATTCGTTTTGAGATTCTCTGGCTACACAATCGGATTGGTTGACCCGTGAGTTTTGATGCTCACGAGCCAACCGTTTCCGAAGTGAATCCCCCACAAGGGAAGTCATTTCATCACTCAACCCTTCGGGGGCGTACATATTAAGTAGCAGACACGCAATCGTAATACCCAAAAGCCTTGGGATTGTATACGATCAACGCAGCAACCGCTTCGATTAACCTCGCCGGGCCACCACCGTTATCAGTCAATTCCTTGATCTGCGGCAGTTTGCCATAACGGATTTCCACTTGGTCAAACGGAATAACATATCCCTTGAAATTGACCGCGCTTCCACCCTCCGCAATGAACGTGGACGGATGCAACCGAAGGCGACCAAAATCACCCTCAAACACATCAATTACGTTGATAAACGCCTTTGCGGAAGACTCCGTGTTAAAGGTCTTGATAGCAAGACGATCAGCACTACCCGTTGCAGATTGCGTAAACGATGTAAAGTTACGCTTCAACGCAGAACCACAAAGCAAATCGTAATCACGAATTGTTCCGGTGTTCTCGAAGATCGTTTTCAGCATATTCTGAACATCTTCTTCGGCAACCTCATCGGCTTTATTAACTGTAGCTGCAAGACAACGAAAATCGCTGTCTACTACCTTATCAGATGCACCACCACCAGTACCAGAAGCATGGAGAAACGACCCCATAGACTTGGTAAGATAGGCATTTGATCCATTATCAATCTGTGCATCGGCATCGTTCAAGAACGTCAGTTCCATATCACGCTTAATCTCAACCAATTTCTTGGCGATTCCGTTCGCAAGTTCCGATTTTATACCAGCAACGATTTGAATCTCATTTGCCAGACTAGAAATACGAAACGAACGTCTGAATATCTGCGCGAAGTTATTCGCCAATGTACGATGTCTGCCGGGGTTAGCCGTAGCATCTGCCACCAAATTAGCCGCCGTTACGTCAGTTCCGTCAACGGTTCCCGCCGCTGATGGAGCTTCGTACTCATCCATTTGCCAAGACATTAAAACATTGCCGGGCTTCTTACCTTTTCTCGCCATTGAGGTGAAAACGGTAGATTTAGCATCGACATTGCTGATAAGGTCTGACAAATCCTCTCGTCCTCCAGATTGGAGGGCGTTATATCCTGTTTCTAAAAGAATTGCCATAATGATTTATTCCTTATAAATAATCAGTTTCTAATATTTTCGCTAAAGCATCTTGATCTCCGCTAGTCGTGAAGGCTTTTCTAGCAGATTTTGAACGTGCTTGAGTCGGCTTATCCACAACTGGAGCTTGACTTGGAGCAGATGGTTGACTTGGAGCCTTGGCTTTTGCCTTTGGCTGTTTGTCGGTTGTCATTTCCTTATAAGCCTGTAGTCCCAATTGGAACATAGTCACATCAGCTTTCCATGTTGGGTAGTTCTTTAAGCCGGGGCGATTTTTTACAATCTCCATAGCTTCTTGATACCCCACGGAACTCCGATCCTTCCAATATGGAAAAATCTGTTCCACTCTCTGGCTAACGTCAGTTTCTTCTCGAAGGTAGTTTTCTTGTTCTGGAAGATGTGTGCGTAGTGCTTTTCGGGCATTGCGCTTAATCTGCATCACATCCTCTTTAGAATATGACACTTCCTCCCCTTGAGAATTGGTAACTTCAGTTCCATCTGCATTATCCTCTGCCCATTCCATAATCTCTTCGGCCTGTTCAATTTCCTTACTTACTGCCGATACAGATTTCAAATGGGAATATGGATTGTCTTTTGCAACTCTAGGAAGATCACTTAAATCGTCCTTACTATCCAATTCCGCACGAAGGTCTTTGATTTCGTCTTCCAAACCATCAACCCTACCTTCAGCTTCCTTTCGCCGGGCAGTTAGCTTGTCGATTCTTTTCAGGAGTCCTTTATGGGGATTTTCCCTTTGTTCTTCGACCGCTTCCTCTGCCTGTTCAACTTCCGCAGAAGGTTCTTCTTCAACTTGAGAAAGATCACTTTCAGCTTCTCCCTCCAACTCACCACTCGGCTCATCTTCAACAGGAGGCGATTCCTCATTTCCCGCACTTTCCGCAGCGGGTTCGTCTGGCACATCAAACATCCTTTCCAGTTGATTTGCCAACCCATCGGTGTCCAAAAGTTCACCAATGTTCGTTGCAGCTTCCGTCGATTGGGGAGTGCTGCTTTCTCCCTCTACTGTGTTTTCACTCATGCTGGTTTCAAGCCCTGCAAGTTAGGCAAACAGCGTTTTTAAGGATACGCAGAAACCCATAAATTCTATTGATTCCCGTAAAGAACCAAAAGTTACGGAAATTAAAGTTTGGCTTTCCATTTCTGTCAAGCATTTAAATCTATCTTTTTATCAGGATTAGCATTTTCCCATGCTTCCGTTAAAGAGTGCATAAAATCAGTTAAAGCTTCTGCCCTTCCACATTGATGACTTCTAATGTCTTTATCCATCTCTTGGGTAAGGGCTTCTGATACTTCCACAATAATCATATCCTTTAAACGCTTCAATATGTCCTCCCAAAGAGGACTATGATCAAATTGAAAATGTGATAAATCTTGCATATTAGGTCAATTGACTAACTCCAATTCGACCGACAGTCTTGTTTTCTTCCTGCATAACTGACATTTGAAGATTCTTGGAGTAGTTTTCAAATAGTTGTTGGAAAACCTCATCTCCCTGTAACGCTGACTGTGCTTTAGGATTTCTTGATACAATGTCTTGTGCATATTGCATTTTTGTTTTTGCTGCCGGATCGTTCTCCACATAAGTAGCCTCATTTCCAAGCATCATTAAACCAATCTCGGTCTTAACATCATTATACATCTTCTGGCTGGCAGTAGCTTGGTCAACGATTAGTTCTTCGGCAATGTCGGGACTAATGGCTTTAACCACCATTCCAATCAACTTGTTTCTATCCAAAACTCCACCGGCATCTTGTGGAATAACGTATTGGCTTATCGTAGCCAGTTTCTTATCCACATATTCAGTATCCAATTCCCGAACATCATACTTCAATACAAAATCAAATTGCATCATGTCCGATCTAGGAACAACTCCAGACCCTGAAATCTTCTGTATTTCTTCTTGCGATAAAAATTGCAAACATAAAGCAAACATCTGCTGGTAGGCTTCAGTCCAAGTTGTTAACCAGTTATTCACCATTCGTTGTTGCTTTAGTTGTGTTTGAACTGGAGGTACGCCTTGATTTGCCCTTCCGAAATAACTGTCTGCCTGTCTTTCCACAATATCAATGAGGTTTAAGGCTGTGTTGGGCGTTCGTGCCGGTGGTCGCATAAATTCATAATCTCCCTGTTTAGTTACCGGAAGTTGAACTGCGGGGCCAACTTTATTAGCCAATCCAATCCTTTTATTCACCATGATGGGTGGAAGAGTCTCAAAAGATGTGGAATCAAATATTGAGTCTCGTTGAGTCTTGATTTCATTTTGCCAAGTCTCACATATTTCTGGAACTCCACGGGACTCTACTACACGCCTTTTAAGCCGTTCACGCCTAAACTCAATAAACGGATACCGACAATGAACATAATCTAAAAGTTCATGTTTGGCATAAATATCATTTCCAGAATCGTCCTTTGTGTATATTGGACTGAAAATAGTATAATAAATACCGGGCATATTGTTTTCATTAACCTGCCTAGTGTACGCATAAATAACTTCGATAAGATTGTCTTGTCTAGTTATTGTATCGTTTACTGATAAATTAGTAACGCTTTGTGAAAATTCAAAAAACTCCACAGATTTACCCGCCGTGTTTATAACCTTCTCAACCCAATCTTCATCCCAATCCTCGTTGACTATTTTAGAGCGTAGCTCTGCTTCAGTCAGAAAAACCCGTCTGAAAATAACTCTGGCCGATTGAAGGTCAGTTGTCTCCGGTGGAAACGTCACATCTTCCCACGGTTTAAGAGCAACAATTGTTGGTTGGTTAACAGCAAGGTAAGCAACCGGAATATTCGTCTGGCCATTTTTTCGTAAGTCTTTAATGGCTTTTTTAGCATCACTATCCGTAGCATTAGGATATTGGGCTTTTATTATTGCAATTGCTTCATCTTCTCTATCTGGATCGGCTATAATATCTGGAAAATCTCGTAATGGATCGTCCTGTTCCAATTGCTCAAGCATTTGAATAATTTGATCCATTGTGATAATAGTAGGTTTCAAGGCTACCCGTTGATCCCACCCCACAAATAAAACACTCCATCCATACTGCAAACCGTGTTGGGCTAGAAGTTCAGCTTCACGATTTATAGTGTGGTAAAGTTTAGTATCCAGTTGCCAATGCATCATTTTATTCGCAACAGCAGCTTGCTCCACATCTCCTATTTCGGTAGCTGCTACTTTTAAAGTAGCCCTACTAGCTGCCGTAGTAAGGACATCCACACAATCATTAATAATAGAATCTGCAAGAGGAATTCTAGTGTCACTCGCACCTTCCCACGGAAAAGCCTGATCTCCTTCCGAAAGATTTTTACTGTGTTTTTTTCCATCATCACTTTGACCTGTCCATCTGGTAAGCCGAATATTATCAGCTTCCGAAACTTTAGTCATCGAATACCCATCATGTAGGCTCCGCACATATTCCTTGGTTAGTTCCGCAACATCTGGCTTATCCTGATGTTCAACTAACTTATCATTACTCATATCCATTTTTCAATATCCTTGAACTTTTGAAGCTGCAAAAGTGTTGTCTGATACAAAGATGGGTTCCATAACAGCCAAATATCTTAACGCATCAACCGGGTCTTTTGTTGCACCTTTTTCTCCATCTCTGTTTGTCCATTCCTGTAAAGAATAAATTAGGTTTCCACAATCTGAACTAATGTATAAATTAGGTTCGTTTAAAACCGATATGGGTTCGTTTTGATCATAATTCAACCAATCATTAAGTATCGTTAAACCGTTAGCGATGGATATTCCAGCCGCTTGGAGAAAATACATAGGCTTTTCTCCTTCTTCAAGCAAGTCAATAATGCTAGTTCCTCCATCTCTTCCAGCCGCTTGAGTTGCTCCAGCACGGGGGTCAATATATCGTTCCTCTATTTTCTCACCATTTTCGGCATTTTCAATAATATCCTTGATTTCATCAATGCCTCTGCCTCCACCAACGCTTTGTGCGGGGCCAATAGACCCATCTGGTTTTTCGCCGGGGATAGCCCACTCTCCATAAGATTTTCGATCTGGCCATTCTCTATAAATATATTTTCTTCCCTTATCATCCACTCTTAACCAAAGCATGAACCAATTTCGGCTCCATGCTGGATCAACAACAAAATAGTTTGTCCCTTCTTTAGGTATCTCTTTGGGGTCTAAAACATGATTGTGGCTAAATTTTGGAAACTGATTGCCTGTGAGGTTTTGGGCAAATCCATAAGCTCGAAGTTTTATCTGAATGGAAGTATCTCCCTTTAAAGTCCTTTCCATTTCAGAAATAGGATTATACGGATTCATCGAAGTGAAATACCATATTATGTTGCTATCGGCTTTTCTCCCTTGAGCAATGTATGGCATGTGTCCAACCTTACACCCCGGCACGTTTACATTATCTGGAAGCAAAGGACTTGGCTTTGTCTCCAAAATCTTCATTCCGTTTACGTATTCTTTTACTGTTGGAGTATAACCATCTACTGGGGTGAAGGTAACTACTAGTCTTCCGCTTCTAGTTACTAACCTAAATCGTAGAGTTTCAATCCATTGAAGAGGTACGAGTTCGTCGGCCCAAATCAAATCAACTTCTCCACCTTCAATTACCCGCATTTCCTGTGAATAATTCATAAACCAACATTGACTGCCGTTTGGGAAAACAAACGTGTTTTCTGTAAAACCGTTTTTTTGGCTATAACTAACGTTTTGAATCTTGGTTTTCTTTAAAGTTTTCCACTCTTCTGGTATGTATTTGTAAACCAAGGGTTGTTGATCTCGAATAGATGACTGTGCGGTCATGCCAAGTACCCACACTTTGGCATTTTTCTTATTGGTAAGCATCCGAATCACCTTTTTAGCGGCATATTCGGATTTTCCAGCCCGATTACCTCCTTGAATTAAGAGTTCAGATGATTTTTCCCATAAATCATCAGTATCTTTCCAATTTGGAGGTTCATATCCATACCTAAATGGATCACTTTTTTCCAATCGGATAAGTTCTTCTCGTTTTTCAAGAAGCTCAATTAGTTCATCAAGCCCTTTCTTACCTCGTTTTTTAAATTCCAGCATTCGTTCTTTAGAAGGAAGTGCCAGAACCGGATGTTCCGTTGGCTGAAACGCCATATTATAATATGTTAATTAGGGTCTTTGGTTTTCCATTCATCGCCATCATTATCCTCTTCTTCTTCCTCTTCTTCTTC